CATAATTACCTGCTACCGCAGCTTTATTAGATGGAGTGTTAGGAAGTTTAAGTCTGTTGTAGTATCCATAAGTAGATCCCATTAAAGAATCTTCTAATTTCTTTACATCATAACCATCACCTGTTCCTTGTACAGCGTCTATTACATCACTTGCATCTGCATATGTTGAAGTTGTAACCGCTGAAGATTCTGTTATGATAACATCAAATACAACAGAACCTTCGTCCCATATAGCACTACTTTGTGCAACATCACCATTTTTAGCACCAACAAAAGTTACTGCATTAGTAGATGCTGTAGCTAAAGGATTTAACCAATCTGGTATGTTTGTTAATGCTTCAAAAGCATCGTGAATACCAGTTGCTTGATCGTTTTGAGCTTGGCCATTAGGTACAGAATACATAAAAGTAAAAAACTCTTGTGGTTGTCTGTCTTTTCTAATAAACTTTATTTCTAACTCACCTGCACTACCTGCAGTACCTGTTACTGTAACAGATCCTGTAGAAGCTACGGGAGCATTATAAGATTTACCATCCCATACCATTACATTTCTTCCTGCAATCCATGGGGATACAATGTTTTCTGCTGCTGTTCCTTGCACAAATCTAATTTCTGGGGCATCTGCAATAGTGTCCCCTGGAGCTAATGATGTAACTTCACCATTAGAATCTTTTTTTTGTATGTCTATAGCACCGTTTGCTAATAAGCCATTTGTATAACTTACCGCTACTGGTGTTTCTGGACTAACTAATAATTGTCTCATGTCAAATTATTTTAAATTATTACTAAATATTTATTTATTCCATGCTTTGCACTTCACCTGCGTGAGTTGCATATCTTGGATCGGAAATAGCTTCCAAGATACTCGCTACTGCAAGTCTTACAATTTCTTCATGAGTATGATCTGGAAGATCACAACTCAATCCCGTTTGTAAATTAACTACAGCAGGTTGTCTTATATATGTTAATCTGATTTTATCTGTTATAAATATATCATCAGTGTAAACATCTATGTGGTTTCCTCTCATTACAGTGAGGGGAGAACTGTATTTTGTTTTATTAAAAGGATCCCCAATCATTGAATGTATATCATCATGTTGTACCATTCTACAAGAGTATTTCTCTTTTAAATACGATCCCCAAGTATTACTTGTTGGGATTCGTTTTTGGTTTAATACATCACCCTTAAATAATAAAGGTGTTTGTACTGTTATAAAATTATCGCTGTTAAATCCAGCTAAATAAGTTATGTCTCCTAAAGATCCATCAAAATTTATCCATGGATAAGCTTCAATATCTACAACAGCTATAAAACTATTTGGGTAACTTATTTGTGACCCACCTATTGGCCAGTTTTCCCAAAATATTTCTCCAAGTTGCCATTCATCTAAAATACACTGTACTAGGCCTGAAGATAAATTTTGATTATCAGGTTGTGGATTAAATCCTGTTCCAGTGCTTGGAAAAACAGTTGGTTCATTCTCTGCTGTCCAATCTGATGCGCCCCATTCCCATGCTGGTTCCATGACACTTGTTGTTGGATCGGATACATCAGAAAACATTTGTATCTGACTTATCCACTCTGTACTATCATTAAATTGATTCTGTCCTACAAAATCATTTAAACTAAATATAAAATAATATACAGGATCTTGATCTGTTATATTATAGCCTATTGGTGTACATGTAGGTAATCTTTTAATTTCCGTATTAATATTAATTAAATACATGTAATCACTAGGTAAAAACACAGTATCTGTAAACAAAGCACCGCCTGGGTGACTTGCTGTTTGTAACTGCTCTTTAAAAGAAGTCTCAAGAATTGTTTCTCTTACTAAGGTTCTTAGATCATCTCTTCGTTTTTGAGATTCTTCAAATCCTTTAATATACTTATTACCTTTTTGGAAACGCGTTGTAACAAATTTTTGGATAGCCTTATTAAGCTCTCTATCTAATTCACTTGTTAAAATTGTGTCAGCAACTTGGGCGTGAATTTTGTCCACGCCCTGCATTACTGATAAGTGCATTTCTTGTATATTCATTTATGCTACTAATTCTTTAAGTTTTGCTCTTAATATTGTTAATTTACTAGAATTCTTTTTATCTTTTAAATGTAATATAGCATTATCTAAGGTATCTCCTAATATTTCATCTATAAAGACAATTTGATTTCCAATTTTTCTTAATATTCCAGCTGAAACCATTTCTTCAATCTCTGCTTTCATACTAAGTTGTTTGTCTGTAGCAATTTTCAAAAATTTCTTTGGTTGTTTTTCTTTAACGTCATACAACATATTTTCTATTTGCTCTCTTGACATGGTATCTGGATTAATATCTGATACTAATCTTAATACCCATTTCATTGCTTTTGCATCCGAAGATAGTTTTATAAACTCTTTATCTGCATCCTTTTTAACTTGGACTTGGATATTCTTTTTTAAATCGTCTTTAGATGTATCTTGAATATAAAATCTTTTTTTGTAATCTTTATCCATTTCCTCTTTACTTAAAGCGGTGTGTGGATGTCTAAGTGCAAAATTATATTTTATAAAATCCATTATTTGTATTGGATTTCCTGATTCATCTTTACCAATTTCGAGTTCAACTCCTTCAAATCCAACTGGTATTGTCAAATCTGCCCAAAATGTTTTTGCAAACTTTGGCCATTCATGATTAGCTGGATCAACATCTAATATTCCATTTAGATATTTTTTTTCATCTTCATAATCAAATCCTTTTAAAGGTTGTCTGTTTACAAAAACACTACTAAGTTTCATTACTGCCTCAGCTCGCAGTTCTTGAGGTAGAAAAGAATCTACATCTTTTCTCCTAAGAAAAATTTTTTTACTTGCCATAATTTCAGTTCTTTTTTAATTATTATTAATAGAGAGAAAGAATAATCCCTCCATGTGAAAGCTTTTAGCGGTTGCAGGGGATTAACCCTACAACCTAACTAAAAACCAATTTATATAGACTTCACGATGCAACGTGAATATAACATAAGTATCCTTATGTTACTCTAGGACGCTGTACACGTAATATCTAGAGAAGTATCAAATCTTTTCAAAATGATACCAGCTGTTTTTAACATGTGAACAGAAGCACCATCTACATCAGATGCTCTTGCACTTCCTCCGTCAAAACCTCTAGGCACTACACTACCAGCAACACACCATCTCATCATTTCTCTTCCTTTTTTAGAAAGCATTTGAAGGTTTGCTTGACCGTCATAATTAGACTGATCAACAAATACCATTCTGTATGATTCAAGTGAGTAACCAGTTACAGGGTGTTTACCAGCTGCTTGAGCAACAGGACCGTGATCAAATAAAGGTAGTTTAACTACATTTACTGAATGTCCGTCTACGTGCTCGTAAGAAGTAAAGTACCCAGAAAGTCCTAATGATCTACCTGAACCAGTGATGAACCTATTCTCTCCACCAACTTTCCAAGAGCCTGCAGCTGTTGTAAAGTGATTTTTAAGAGCTTCATCAAATTCACGCATACCACCAGTACCCGTATAAAGCGTTACTTGTTTTTTGTTAGCATCAGTCATACCATAGAATAAATCACCAATAATGTTTTTGATTTTAGTCTCTGTCATTGTAGAGTAAGAATCTTTATTAACGATTTGTTCAAGTAATCCTGGACCAACAATTACTGGCTGACCATTTTCATCTTTCATGAAAGTGTGTCCGTCAGCATTATATGTTTTTTGTCCGTACCAGTAGAACATCTCACACTCTTCTTTAAAGTTAAGCATGTGTTGATATTCTTCATAATCCATCCATAATTTTGTAGTCGCTCCTCCTTTAGTAGGTAATCCAAACTCAACTACATAGTCTCGCGCGTGACCAGACATGTGATAAGATTTTCTTACTGTACCAATTTTGTTACGAACTAAAGCTGGAGTTTCCCAGTTTGAAGCGTTTCCTCTTGAGAAATCAACTCCTACTGGTGCATACAATTGAGCCCAAAGATCACCTGCAGTAAATCCTGAAGATAATGTTGCACTTGTAGATGGGTTAACTAATTGTAATGTATATTTCCAATTTCCTGTTCCTGCTGCTGCTTCTGGTTCTTTCATAATACGTGCTAATTCTCCTGCGGAGTTTACTAGTACGTAAGGAAATACAAACCATTTGTCAGGAAATTCTAATGTGAAGGTCCCTCCTGCTTGACCTAAGTTTCCACCACTATTTGTCGTTGCTACTGGTCGTGTCTTTCTCTTGTGAGTAGATACACGATATTCATATTCCAATCTATCCATTGACTTAACGTTTCCAACCCCTTCCGTCAAGAATGATAGTGGGAATCTTTTATCGTCTTTACCAGCCAAATGTGTGATAATCGGAGATAATTCAGTAGGCTTTGACATAAGGGCGTTCGCTAGACTGTTCATATCAGTCATTTGAGAATCATTATAAAACGTTTTTACAACGCTAATGTTCTTACCTTGTTGTGACATTGCCATAATTTATTATTTTTTTAAAAGTTAATAGGTTAAAACAAATTTAAATTTAAATCATCAATATCTACATCTGTATACTTTGGTGTTCTTTTAGCAGATTTACTGCTTTTAACACGTTCCTTGCTACTTACTATTTTATCTTTTAAAGTACGCGTACTTTTTGTTCTCGCTTTTATATCTATCATCTTTTCTAGATTAAAACCTTTAAACATTAAATAGTCAATTGCAAGTTTAGTATCCATATCAGATTCTGTATGATCTAAATCTCTCTGCGTGTAACCTTCTTTGGTTACAGGTTTAGAAAGATAATCAAAAAATTTATTCTTTTCTCTCTCTGGGACCGCAAGCCCTTTAAAACTTTGTGATGTATCTATGGTTTCATAAACACCATCCCAAAACTTTTTTTGTTCTTCTTTAGCTTTTATCTGCTCTTGCTTTTGTTGTTCAACAGCATTTTTTCGATAAGTAGCTTGAGAACTAACTAATGCTTTTTGTGCATTAACTGCTTTATTATAAAGTTTACCGTTGTCTTCATAATCTTCTAACAACTCATTAATAAACTCACTATCATGACCTTTAGTTTTAAAATATTCTGCTAAAAAATATTTTTGAACTTGTGTGTCATCTTGAGACATCTTAACTCTAGAGTAATCTGATCTAGGATCATGCATACCCATAAAATCTTGACTTTTACCTCCTGACATTACGTATTCCATATGATCTTTAACTAATGGAAACTGTTCAAATAATTTATCTAGATTTTCATCTGCCATTTGAACACCAATGTCTTTTGTTAATTCTACTAAACCTTCAGTAGTATCATCATATTTGTCATCAACGTCATATCCAAGTTTTGCTAAAACTGCTCCTACAATTGTATCATCTTCTACTTGTTCTGCCTCAACTCCATCATCTTCCGTTGAAGTATTTTTCTCTGTCTTCTTTTTAGAAACTGTTTTCTTAACCTCTTCATCTTCTTCTTCTTGTTCCTCTTCTTCTTGTTTAGAAGCAGCGTCATCATCAAGATTAGCTTCTGCCAAAATTTGATCACTTTTTTCTTCACCTTCTTCTAGTTTAGGTTCAACTTCTATAGGTTCTGCAGTTTCAACTGCGTCTTCAATACCTTCTCCTAACATATCGTCAAAAGAAATATCATCTATGTTTATTTTTTTATCGTCTGTATTCATTGGTTGTCTGTTTTTAGTACTACAAAAATACTTATTATTAATTGGTTTTTATTATTAAAAATGTATTTAAAGTGCCTCTTTAATATATAACACTTATTTTTTATTAAAAGATTTCATCTTTTCTAAATCCCATTTATACCCACCTTCTTTTTTAAGATAGTCTTTAAGATAGTTATCAGCATAATTATTATCTAACTTATATCCACCATCTTTATACTGCCCAGGATTTTCCAATGTTGTTTCTACTCTTTCACCTGTAGGCATGTTTCCTGCTGTTTCTGATCCATAACTTTGCACTAATTGTTGTGACGGAGCAGCATTTTCCTGTTCTATTGTATTTTGATTATTTAACATTGGGGGCATTGCATCTGGCCCCATCTCTACAGCTGCAGGTGATGATTGTGGTGCATTTTCAGGTTGTATTTCTGGCATGCTTAAATTAGGATCCTGTTCTGGGTTTGGATCATTAGCTCTAAATAACTCTGTAAAAGATCCTTTGTACCCTTCACTATAAGCTTGTTTCATAAGCTGTATTTTTTCTTGACTAGTTAGAGGCATCTTTTTTAGTTTTTTGAGTTAATGCTTTTTCTTTTAATTTTAAATCTTTATCTTTTCTTTGTCCATCTGCTCTTGCTCCACCCATTTTCATTTCCTGCTCAGATTTAATTAATTGTTCTTTTGCTGTATTAGATCTTATTTTTTCTTCGTTAGCTCTTTGTTTAATAGAAAGATCTTTTTCTTTAAAAGATGCGTTTTTCATTTCCTTATCTAAATTAAATCGGTCAGACATTAATCTAGATTCAGCTGCAATTTTTGCAACTTGAATCTTAACGTTTCTATCTGCTTCTTTATTCATGTTTTCATTCTCTAACTCTTGGGCTTTTAATTGTGCATCTTGTTGTGCTTGTTGAGCCTGTGATTCTTGCTGAGCTTGAGCTAATTGTTGTTGAGCTTTTTCTGCATCTCTAATTTTATGTTTTATTTCTGTAAAGCTATCTGCATCTACCATTTCAGCAATAGTAGAAGCTGGCACCCCGTTTTGTACCATTGATTGTGACAATTGTTTAAGTGTATCTAATTTATCTTGATCTTTACCAGAATCAGAAACAAATATTCCATACTCAGCTTCTAAATGGTCCATAGCATCTACATCAAAAAATTCTGTAGTACCATCTGACATTACATACATTCCTTTTTTACCTGCAATCCAAGCTTCTTTAGAATAATCTAATAATGCTTGCATATCTCTTTGTTCTAGTCTAGCAAATTTTCTAAACAGATCTTCTGTAATATGTGATGATTGTACAATAGCTTGTTGCGAAGTTGCTTTACCTTCATACGCACCTACCTGTCCTTGTCTTTGTCTATTTACACCAGATACTTTTTCCCATTCTAACATTATAGATTCTAGTAATTGTATATATTGTGCAATAGTTTTAATAGACATATCAAGCACAGATTGATGTTGTGGAGATAATTGTATTCCTTCTTTATTATAATCTACCCACGCAATACCTGTACCTTCTACATAATACATAAACTTATCTAAGTCCCATTTCTTTGGGATCATGTTAATATCAAATTGTGCAATAATATCTTTTGATTTTGCAATTGATAATTCTAGTCTGTATTTGTAGATGTTATAATTTAATTGATATGGAATACCTAGTGATACTAAAGAAATATTTTTAGCATTAAGATCAGAATACTTTCTACCATTTATTGGGAGTTTGCATTTAGATGGGTTATCCATTGATGTTCTTTGATTTTCTACAGGTTGCATATTTACATACAATCTACCATCAATTCTAGTTCCTTCCCAAACTTCATTTACCCATTCATACTCTACTTTAGATCCTGTATCTTTCATTTCTTTAGGCATTCTGTAGGTTTCATCAACTTGCATTTCTTCTAAAGTCCCAGTTTCTGGATCAATGTAACTTAAAAATCCTATTCTTTTTCTACTCTTCCAATATACAGATACAACTTCAATTAATCTTTCTCTGTACATTTCTCTATCATCTGCTCTTGAACTAACTGTTAAGTATGAATCCATACTTGCATTTTCAGGTTCTTCTAAAGATAATATTTCTTCATCATTTAAATAATCTCTATAATAATCTATTATTGTAGATGCGTGTACATATTTTCTAACTAAAGCCCAATCCCCATCTTCTACAAAATCAAGATCTGGATCTTTATCATAATCTATATCTAAAGGATTTAATATATCATAAAATGGTTCATTATTACGAACCCCTCTCCAAGTATATACTTCTCCAGATATTAAATAATGAAACCAAGCTTTTTGAAACTTATCATAAATTTCTTGGTCTTGCATTATAAAATTTAAAGATTGTTGTCCTTTTAAAGCCCTGTTATCTACATATGTTTTGTCAAACATAGCTGCAATTTCAGCTGGAGCTTGTACTTCTTCGCTAGGAGATCCTGTTTCAATTCCTTGCTCATTTAATACATTGACAAATTGTTGTTGTAGATTTTTTACAATTAATTCTTGCTTTGCTTTTTCTTTTTGAGTAACAGCATCAGCATTTTGTACGGTAACGGTGTAATTAAGGGGTCTTTTAGACTTTTCACCTAAAAGCAGATCGATTATAGGCTTAATAATAGGATAGTTACGCATTTTAGAGGGGAAATTATCCCTAGTTTTACCGTAGGGTTTTAACACGTATCTGTAATCTGCATCATCAATTACACCGTTGTAATAGTCATATAGGCTCTTTAGCCAGTCACGCCTTTCGCTATAACCAGCTGTGGAAAGATCTATGTATGCCTCTACGCATGCTTCTCTCCATTTTTTATCTTTCTTTTTTATAGATAATTTTTGTTGTGGAATCTTATTAGAACCTAAATACATATACTATACTATTAACCTATCCACAAAAATAAGTAAAATTAAACACTTTTTCTATATCTATAAACATTTTTTAGTTTTCTTTATAATATAACACTAATAACGATTGTTATCAAACCATTCTGCAGATGCATTGTCTTCTAATATTTCTTTAACCTCAGAATTATACATTTCTCTGGTGTGGTACATCCCAACCATTAACGACATAGCACGGTCAAAATTACCTTTATGATTAAATTTAATTAGCTCTTGTAATAATGCTAAATCATATATTTTATGCATGTTTAATACTTGTGTCCCATCTTCATTTGTAGATCTAATAGTATTTAACCAATCTCTTATGTATATTTCACCTTGTCTTTTTCTAGCCTCTGTCATATGCATCCCATACTGACGTTTTACTTTTTTAGATCTTAAGTCTTTTTTATCTAACATTTCAAACTCTTCTTGTAGTCTATGTAGCTTTCTATGTCTACGTGCATATGCAATTACTTCACCACGATCATTCTCAAATCCTATTCTAGCATTATAATAATCTGCCAACATAAATAAATTTTTATTAAACTCGTCTTGTGAATGTGGACGTGCTACATAACTAGCAACTATCATATCATCTGGAGATGATATATTATTTACACGCTTTATAACATATGCAGATCCTAAAGATGATGAATCTGCAGATTGAGATTGAGCATAAGGGTCATGACAAATAATATACATGTTTACAGGAACCTGCTGATCTATTGTTTTGTATGGGGGTTCATATATAGTTACACATCCCTCTAAATTATCTTCTTTTCTATGTGGGAATCTAAGTATAGGTCTTGCATCCCCATCTAACTTAAATTTAATTTCCCCATTATAGGCATAATATAAAGATCCATTATTACCCATAGCATGTAAATTATTTACTTTAACATTATTGTATTGTTCTTGCAAAGATGCAATATCAAATAAGTTAGATGATATTTGTAAAGTAGCTTCTCGTGGATTTAATGGGTGCTCTGCTATATATTGATCATAAGCTTTTGGATCATTTGTACCTTTTTTCTTATTTCTATTTTCTTCTTCAAATTCAACTGCTTCATGCTTTATACTATTACCATCTTTATCAATAAACCCTTCTAAGTTTTCATATATAGGAATAAAATAACCACATTGTGTACCTCCACCTCCAGCATCCCAAACATTATCAAATGCTAAGCAGTCATAAGATTCTGGGTTATAAAATAACTCCTCCATTCCTGCAAAGTCTGAACCTTCTGTACCACCTGTCCCAAATGCCACCATAGTTCCTAAAGTTTTAGATCCTTGACGCATAGTTGGCATAGTAACTTCCCAAGCTTTTAATAATCCTGGAAAACTACCTGCCTCTTCAAAGAATATAAGCTCTCCAGCTTTACCCCTCACTTTATCAGGAGCGTCTTTCAGCGATACGCCCATTATTTGACTTTTCATCCCTAGCTCTACGTCCGCTCCGTTTACATTTTTCTTATATCCAGACACTTTAATCATTTCCCTATCTCTTAATCTAGGTTGTGTCCATGCTGTATTGTTATCTACAAAAGATAATATATCCCAAGCTTTTGATAACAATCCATCCCCAATCAAATATTCTTTTTGACTAGCAAATACAAAATTTTTACTATTTCTTATATGAAAATAGTTTCTAGCAAGCATAGCAGCAGCTTTGTAAGAATATCCCTTACGTCTAGCTTTTAAAACAATCATATGTTTGTTTTCTTTTCTTGCTCTATCTATAGAATTAAAATATTTCCAGTCACCATCGTAGAATGCTGGAAATGTTCTTTCTCTTCTTGCTATAATTGTACCATCTGGGAGTTCCTCATCAACAGATCTGTCAATAGGACAATAATTTAAATAAAAATAATGATTTCCTGTAATAGATAAATCACCGTGGCTATAACCATACAAACACCTATGCCTTTCTTTATCCCAAAACTCATAATAATCTTTAGTGCCAGGAATAGCAAAAGTATAAGTCCCATTTTTAATAAAACTTAAAGCTGCAGGTCTAAGTTTGTCTGTGTTTTTAAGCATTTAGATTTTAGTTTATTTAATTCTGCACATTTTTCGTACTGTTCTAACTCTTCAAAATGACTAATTAATAATTCTAATGTACCCCCATCCCTACCATCACTGGATATAGGATCAAAAGGTAAAAAGAATTCTGTATAATCATCATTTTCTAACTCTAAATAAATATCATCTAATGTTTTTCTTTTTGTAACAATTAAAAAAGCATTGTCCATTGATTTATTGTAATCCTCTAAATCTTCTAGGAACTTCATCTGACTATCGTTTTCCTCCATCATACTCCACTGCATAGCCTTCCTCTATTAATTGATCATTCACACAAACTTTAGTTATAGTTTCTCTTCCAGAAAGTTTACTAATGTGTAATTTTCCTAAAACCCTGCCGTATTTTCCTATGTCTTGAGATTCTAATTCAAATTCATTAGCAGATCCTTCTAACATTTCTTTTAGTCTAGCTTTAGAAGCTAATCCCATCTTTTTTTCTGCTAAGTTTCTTGTTCTAGATTCTGGTGCATTAATACCAGACAATCTAATTCTTTTTTTGATCTTAATGTCAAATCCTAAATCTATTTCAGCGTCTATAGTATCACCATCAACTATTTTAACAACTGTTGCGTTATATGTATACATTTTTTTCTTTTTATTTCCACAATTCAAACCCGCAATTAAGAATCATAATTCTATGTTCTTTAATATCAAAGTTTAAATAAATTTCTAAGACGGTTAAAAAACCTAACCTTATTGTGAATTCAAAGATACTACTTTTTTTACGACTTTTCCAAGAGTTTATCCAATCTATTTTCATTACTGACTATATTTATTTGTTATTACGCCTCCTCTATTTTGATTTGCAGCTTGTTCTTCTTTCTTAACTAATTCTTCTAATTTAGATAAGCCAGATACTACATCACCCATCTTAGATAGGTTAGCAACTAAATCTTTAGCTGTAAAAATAGGTTTACCATTATCATCCATTAAAGTTAAATCTATATCTCTAAAATATTGTTCTAATTTAGTTACAGATAATCTTGCAGATTTTAATAGCTTAACAGCAGAGGTTTCTGCTAATTCTTTATACTTGTCACAAGCAGCATTTATTTTACTGCTTATTTTATGTTCTGTTTTAAAAATACTTTTTATTACTTCTTCCTTTCTTTTTTCTTCATCATAAACACAAAATGGGGAGTTATGATCGCACATAAAATATACATACGATAATTCTAAAATTGACAAACTTTTAAATTCTAAAATTGTCAATGCATACGCAGAAGGTATTACATTATTATTATCTATCGTTAGTAGATCCATTTTTTGTTAAGTATTTTAATCGATTTTTATTTACATGAAATTTACCAAAGTATGGTAATCTAATAGTTTTAAATTTACCTTCATCTATTATATTAGATACAAATTTAAATTGACACATTACAATATTTTCTATTGTTTGTAATGGAAGATTATATTTATTTGCTAGTTTCTGAATTATTATCTTTTTGTCCATTTTTTATTTTAGAATAAGTATCTTTTAGTTTATTTGGGTTTAAATCTTTAGCTGACAAATTACCATAACCACGTTCAGCATTTACTTTTTTAGCTACAAGTATTGCCGCTTTTTTATCTTTTAATTGTTGTTTTCTTTTTTCTTCTTCTTCTTTTTCGTCAAAATTCTTTTTTAACTCTAACGTAGCTTTATCCATAAATACAGGCTTCCATCTTTCTGGTTTATCAGGACATGTTGTTGTTTTCCATTTAGCTTTATGTTCTAATAAACAACCACACAACCCACATCTCATACTACTTTTAATTAAATGTGGACATGTATTACAAGCCTCTAATCTTTCTATATATACTTTATTAGATACATTTGGAGCACCTTCTTTAATATACTTTGTTAGTTCTCCTGCAAATGTTTTTGCCATTTGGAAAATACTAGGCGGCTTTGGTTCTTCTTTTTTACTCATATTGATCTACTTCTATTTTTAATAATTTACCATGTTTATCCTGCATAATTATAATAACATAAGGATAACATTGATATTCCATTATAACATAATTTTTATACAATATTGATTTCAATTTTTTTAATTTGAGGATTTAACATTTTATTAACTTCATACGATCCTTTATTAAATGTTAAAGCTCCCTTATCTTTTAATTTTTTAATATAATTATTTAAATCGTTAGGATCTTCAAATTGTAGTAATTTAGCTACATCATCTTTATTCTTTTTACTACACAAATTTTTTCTTTTAGCTGTTATATTTACTTTTATAAAAGCTGATATAACTTCTAATTCTTTATTTGTAAGATCAAATATTCCATTCCATATTTGTAATCTTTTATATATACTATTTGCTTTTATCTTTACTTTCATCTATTGTTAAATATATTATATATTCATTTTCTCCTATAAAACATTCTAAGTCCCATGTATTAGATATATTCTCACTTCCCCATTCGTGTAAACTTTCGTTAAAATCTCTAAGTGTATACATAAACTCTTCAAAACTACTTATTCTAAATTCTGTTTTTTTCATCCTTTTTTTGAATTACTGCTTTCCCATTTTGTATTACAATATTAGATCTTTTTGATTGTCTATTAAATTCATCAATATGGGTATTTATATCTTTTCTACTACAAATAAAAGATAAAAATACTTGTAATTCTTTTATACTATAAGCAGTGTTATCCTTTAATGTATCTAAATTAGTTTTTGATTCTACCAATTTATGATAATCTTTTAAGCTAATAGTAACAGTCCCTGTCATTTTATAGTTTACCTAAAATATTGTATTCTGGGACAATAATAAACTCTCCCTCATCTAAATGTAAGACACGAGCTTCTACTGTTGGATCTACCATTACAGTATCTCCTATTTCACAAAATTTACATTCAGGACCTTTAGCTACTACTTTTAATATATTCGTAGTTATAGCTCCTGCTGTTTTTGCGTCTAAAATAATTCCTGAATCTGTTACCTTCTTTGCTGGATTTGGGAGTAATAACCACTGACCATAAGGTTGAAATGTTGTTTTCTTTGCCATTTTATTATAAATTAGTTCTTTGCAAATATATAATAAAAATAATTATAAAAACAAATTATAAATGAAGTTTTTCATTTTTGGATATACCTCTCCCCTTAGAGATTAGTTTAATTTTGAATTTCTACTTACCGTTTTTAGCCTGCGTGGGTACATTTCTGTCAGCCTATAGTATTACTCCCACCTAAGTTTTATATCAAAACAATTTTTGGAATTATCGGGGACAACCGTGACTAATAAATTAGTTCGTAAACCCAACTTCTGACCCTATAACTACTTTCGCCCTCTAGGGTGATCTATGATTCCAGTACAATATTAAACAATTCCTGCAACAAATGCAAGTATTATTATTAATATATATAAATAATTTGAAATGTCTATTTTCATAATATTGCAATATACTAATCTAATGTTAAATCAATATTAAGGCCATATTAAAAAATAATTAAATTTTAAAAAAATTTTTTTCCTAAGAAAATCTGTGAGAGTGTGGGGGTATTAAGAACCGCACCCCATCAAGTTGTTGTATTAACAACAGCCCTGCGGGCTCTTAAATTATTTAATTATGTCAAACAAAACTAAATTATATGCTATTAAGTACAACGCTGTAAACAACGTTGTAACACTTTGTGACCAACCACTAGGTGGTGGTACACAAGTAAATGTTCTTGGCGACACAGCTAAGCTGTTCGACCAAGATCTCAAACCTACAAGGTTTGCTTCTTATAAAATCTTAGATAGTGCAAGCACTACCGAAGAATTAAAGAAGAAGTTTTCTAAACCCATTGAACTCACAGAGCTCAAATGGGGAGAGCAGAAGGACGGCGTCCTCTACAATGTAGAGAAAGCCTAACCTTCAAGGGGGACTAACGTCCCCTTTTTTATTTATCGTGTGCGGATCTGATACTATTGGCGTGTATTGTGTGTGTATGTGCTTGCTAGCCATCACACGCATGATTTCACCGTGTATCATGTCCTGCACTTATTTACTTAATCATATAATATAACACTAATAGGTTGTGACTTACCACTAATTAAATTATGAAAACATTAAAGACAATCTTTAATCTTGCAAAATACTTTGTAGTCTTTGCACTTATGTTAATCCTTATATTAGGTGGTGCATATTTCTTTATATGGTCAATAATACTTTCATTTAAGTACATTGCTATATTCTTACTTGCATCAGTTGCATTTGGAATGGGAGCGTTTATGCTGAATACAGTAGTAGATTCATTAAACAAATGAGTCTATTCATAATATCAATATTGTTAGTAATGATATATGTAACATTGTATGAAGCATTATAGGGGTAGATCTGTTGTTAAGGTGATCTACCCTTATATTTATTTAACTTACTTAAACTTAGAACTTATGAACATTGTAAAAATAGAACCGTGTAAAGAGTGTGGCTCAAATCGTGGGCAATTAATGGAATTAAAGACAACAGTAGCTGACTGTATTAAATGTGGTCATTTATGTGATGTAGATACTGTTGTGTATGAATATGATGAAGCAGTTAATGATATTATAGAATGTCATGTTGCACATCAAGCAGAACAAAGAGAACTAACAGAATGGGAAGAACAACAACTGTTAGACTATGGCTATGTAAAATATAAACCTAAAAATAAATAGATATGGGAATGGATATATATGGGTTAAACCCAACAATAATAGGAGATAAACCAGAGTTTCCTGACAATTTTAGAAATTTATCAGATAAAGCACAAGATTATTACTGGGAGTTAGATAAAGAGTGGGAGGATAATAATCCTGGTTATTACTTTAGAGCTAATATATGGTCATGGCGTGTAATAAATGCAATATGTCATGCTGCAATAGAAAAGTTTAACTTGGATATTAGTACACATGGTTGGGAGAGTAACAGTGGATTTGGATCAGATGATAGCACAGAGTGTAATGTTCTTGCTGATGCTTTACAAGAATTTATAAAAGCTATGGAAGAAAATGATGTGAAAGAACTAGGTATTAATATGGGAATGTGGACAACTAAGAAAGATAACGGCTTTCAAGTTGAAGAGTTAGAAGAGAAAGATTTAAAAATACTAAATATATTATATGATGGAGTAATAGATGAGCTACCTGTTAAATATAAAACTGTTGCAGGTAAAGCTGTAGAGATATATCCAAGTCACAGTACTAATATAAACCATTTAAAAGAGTTCATTTTGTTTTTAAGAAACTGTAATGGATTTAAAATATTATGATAGAAACAGCAATTTACAGTCTATTAGTAGGGATAGCAATAGGCATGTATATAACAACACAAATAGATAAAAAGTTATGATGAATAAACTAAAATACTATATAATAGCGTGGTTGCAAGGGAGAAAAGCAGCCACGACATTTGCTATAGAAAGGCAAATTGGTGATTTAAAGAAATATGATCGTAGAAAAGAAAGGTCATGGATATATTGGAATAATAAAATAATGACACCATGGAATTAGATGCGATCAGTGAGTGCTGTGATGCACCAACAAACTCAGACACACCTATTTGTAGTGATTGCAAAGAGTGGTGTTCCTTTTATTACGAAGAAGATTTAGAATAAATACTAACATTTAAAAACCCTTAACACCATGTACAAAGTAAAATTTGAATGTGATTTACTAGGAGATCACACAGCAAATGTCCTAGATTTATGTGAAACAGATACAATCCAATTTAATAGTGCATTTGATGCAATTTTATTTATTGAGGATTGTACAAATGCAATAACTACGGTCGGGGAGATCATACCGTGGTTAGCCAAAAATGAGATATATTTTGAAGAAATGAGTCAACAAGCAAGACCATTCTCAGAAATATCTAAAGATGCAGGCAATATACATTTAATAACAAACACAAATGATTTCAAACAATTAATTAAATAACATTAAAAATAAGAATATTATGGAAAATAATCTTAATAGTGGATCAATAGAATCCCTACAACCAGGCCAAACATTATTGATTGGTGCAAGACAAGTAAACAATGGCAAGATTCAGTTAGAATTTGCAGAGAAAATATCTGCAAGTGATAAACCTGCTAATGCTTTATCTTTATTAAATGCTAGTGATAGCAGATTTAGCAGTGGTGCTAGAAGATCATGGACAACTGCAGAACCAGTTGATGCAACTAAAACATTTGGAGTAGATTTTTCTGAAGGAAATGAAAATTGGTACGACAGTGAAAGAGGTATGCAAATGGATCTTAATATCTTAAACCCATTTGTTGCTTTAAATGGAACAGACTACAGATTTAAAATGAGAATTGTAGAAGTTACATCTAAAGAAGCTAATGAGTGGGAACTAGATAACGTAGAAAAAGCTGCTAAACGTGCAGGTAAAGATGGTGATTATATTACTCATAGTGGTGATTATATCTTCTCAAGAACAGAAATGGTTCTTGCTAAACCTGAGCAGAAAATAGTTCATACATTATTAGAGTCTGATACACAGACTACACAAACACCTGTAAATCAGGGGGTTACAGCTGATAAAGTTGTAGAGACAGCCGATGAATTTATAGTATAAATAAATTCTTTATAATACTTGTGTATTATAAATAAATTGTTTATATTTGCTTGTGTGATATTAGAGATAACAGATCTTAAATAATTTGTTGTTAATACAATCTAATTAAAAACCAAGCAAATGTGTGTAAGTAAGGGGGAACCAAAAGTTTCCCCTTATTTTTTCTAGTAATGTTTAAACTCTGCGTAATGGGACATATGAAATCTATTGAGCAAATGGTTCGAGACGGATCGTTTGACTCTGAGTTTATGCCTTCTTATAAAAAGGCAATTGATAAAGATCAAAATACATTTATATTTGCAGGACAAAGGTACAATATAGAATACGGGAGAGCCGTAGTTAACTTTGTTATAAAACACAAAAACATATGATTTATTATATAGGAAATAAAGGTTTATCAGCAGACATTAGTTGTTGTATTAATGCAACTACAGATTTTGCAGTTAGTTATCTAAAAGATAAAGAGGTATTAGGTGTCGATACAGAAACAGAAGGTATGGACTTTACTTCTAAGAAAATGATAATGTTCCAAATAGGTGATAAGACTCATCAATTTATATTTGATACAAGAGTAGCATCTATTGAACCTTTACGAGAAATATTAGAAAGCAAAAAGATCATTAAAATACTACATAATGCTAAATTTGATTATAAATTCATTAGGAAATGGGCTAATATAGAGCTAGTTAATGTTTATGATACATTTTTAACAGAAAGAGTGCTACATTGTGGTAAAAGAGGACCAAAATATGGGTTAAAAGACTTAGTTAAAAACTATTTTGATAAAGACTTGGACAAAGACACAAGAAATCAATTTGTTAAATTACAAGGACAACCTTATACTGATAAACAAATGCAGTATGGTGCTGAAGATGTAGAATATCTAATTGACATTAGATTAAAACAATTACCACAAATAGCAGATAAAAAATTAGAAGAGTTAGTTCAGCTTGAAAATATGGCTGTGCTAGCTTTCTCTGATATAGAATACAATGGATTAGATTTAGATCAAGAAGCATGGTTAAAACTTGACAATGAGAATGAAGGTAAGGCTAAAGAGTATTATCAAGATTTAGACGATGCAGTCTTACAAGATCCAAGATTAGAACCGTTTGTATTAAAATATGTTCAAGGAGATTTATTCACTGAACATGAAGAATTGAGGAAAGTTGGTGTGAATTGGGACTCACCTAAACAGGTACTAAGAGTCTTTAATAAGCTAATCCCTGAGTTAGAAAATGTTAATGGTAAAGAACTGTATAAGCATAGAAAATATGGCTTAGTTAGCAAGTACATACGATACAAAGAGTATATGAAGTTATGTACATCATACGGTAAACCATTCTTTAAATACTTTAAGAGTGATGGCAAGATTCACACTAACTTTCATCAAATATTGGATACAGGGCGTGTAAGCTCTAGTGATCCTAACATGCAACAAATTCCTGCAAACAATGACTTTAGAAATTGTTTCATAGCTCCTGAAGGCTGGTCGTTTGTAAGCTCTGACTACACTAGTCAAGAGTTAAACGTCATTGCTTTTGGTTCTAAAGATCCTGTTTGGATACAAGCACTAGAAGATGGACAAGATCTTCACAGTGTATGTGCTGAACTAGTTTATAAGGAAAAGTGGAGTAAGGCTGCTGAAGACAACTGCGCTTATCTTAGGGGTAGGGTAAAGTGTGAATGTCCTCAGCACCAAACTCTCAGAAATAATGTTAAAGCAATTAACTTTGGTTTAGCTTATGGCATGGGTCCATTTAAATTGGCAGATACTTTACAAATTAGTAAACAAGCTGCTGTAGATTTAATAGATGAATACTTTAAAGCATTTCCTTCTATTAAAGGGTTCTTAGAAAAGCTTGGTAACTTTGGTAAACAATATGGTTACATTAAAACTTTTCCCCCATTTAATAGAAAGAGATGGTTTAGTACATGGTATCCACGAATTTGGAACAACAAGTCTTCTATGATGGAGGTTGGTAGTATTGAACGTGCATCAAAGAACACACCAATACAAGGTGCAAGCGCAGACATGACTAAATTAGCATTAGTAATTATTCACAAATATATTAGAGAGAATAATATACCTGTTAAAATGGTAATGACTGTACATGATCAGATAGATACTATTTGTAGTAACAGCTATACTAAAACGTGGAAAAAACAAATGACTCTATTAATGGAACAAGCAGCTAAAACTATAGTAACTAACGGCCTGTTGAAAGCAGATACACACATATCTAAAACATGGTCAAAATAATTTAAATTATGAAATACGAAGTAAGTAAAGGTCATCCTAGATATAAAGAAGCTATGCATATGATTGAAATAATGTGCAAAGCTTTAGGAACTAAAAAGGGTGAATTAAGAAATGCTACTAGAACTAGAAATCTAGTAGATGCTAGGCGTGTGTGTTATGTATTGTTAGCTGAAAGGCTACAAATGCCTACGTTACATATAGCTGGTTATTTTGATAAAGATCATGCTACAGTTAGACACAGTCTTTTACAACATGATAGTTTTTATCAGTTTGATAAAGAATATCGAATACAATTTGACTATGTTAAAAGTATTGTAGATAAAAATGAATATGTAGAAGAGGATGTTTATGATGTAATTAATAATTTGTTATTACGAGTAGAAATATTAGAAGGTAAACTTAAAAAAGTAAATTATGGAAGAAGAACCGTATCAGGAGCAAGTTGATAAAGAACTTTGCGCCTTCTGTGGTGATGTATACACAGATAAAAAATTTTGCTCACTTGGGTGTGCAAATGCATTTTTTAATGATTAAAAGACACAAAAGATGGAAAAAACAATGAGTAAATGTATAGAAATAAAAGATAGAGAACAGAAAAAAGCACTAAATGCATGGGCTAAAGCTGGATTTAAAGGATCTGTAATTGCAGGTACTGGATTTGGTAAGTCTCGTGTAGGTGTGCTAGCTGTAGGTGAAACCTTAAGAAGGAATCAAGCAGCTAGAGGAATAGTATTAGTCCCAACCATACAATTGCAAGAACAGTTTGAAGATGAATTTAATAAATGGAAATATTCAGATGTGCTAGATCGCGTTGATATTGTTTGTTATCAGTCTGCATATAAACTACAAAATCAATTTTATAATATTGTAGTAGCAGATGAGATACACTTAGGTTTAAGTAAAGAACACATTAAATTTTTTGAAAACAATACATGTGATAGATTGTTATGTATGACTGCAACTCAACCTGAAGAACTAGAGTACAAAGCAAAGTTAATGACTCTTGCTCCTGTAGCCTATGAGTTAACATTGGATGAGTGTGTAGGGTTAGGATTAGTATCTCCTTATAAAATTTATTGTTTACCTGTTACATTGACAGAAGAAGAAGCTAAAGATTATAAAAAAGCAAATAACATGTTTGTTCACTACAAATATAAGTTGGGACAATTTGATGCTTTTAATGAAGCTAAAAGAATTCTTGCTAGCAGTAATGCTGGTGGTCATGAAAAACAATGGGCTGTATTATTTTATAAGGCTATTAGACAGCGTAAAGCTATAGTAGATTTTGCGATTAATAAAATTACTGCAATACAAAAGATAGTATTATCTAACTTAAAGAAAAGAGTATTAACATTTTCAGGTGCTAATGATTTTACAGATCAAATTTGTGAAGCGTTAGAACCTCTTGCATTAGCATATCATTCTAAAAAGACAAAAAAGCAAAAAGAAAACGCATTAACGTCTTTTAAGGATAAAAAAGTTAATGTATTGTGTTCAACTAAAGCACTTAATCAAGGTTTTGATGTGCCTGATGCAGACTATGGTATTATATCTGGACTAACAAGTAAATCATTAACTATGATCCAACGTGTGGGACGATTACTACGTTTTCAAGAAGAAAAAGTAGGTAAAATTGTTGTTCTTTATATAAAAGATACACAAGAAGAAAAGTGGTTAAAATCAGCAGTAAAAGGTTTAACTAATGTCAATTGGATTGACAAAATAAATGAAATAAATTAGGATGAAAATAGAAATTGACTTATCTTTACTTCAGGATATAGGCTTACGTCCTGACGATTATATATATCTTTATAGTATTTACAGAAAAGCATATTCGTATGCTGGTAAATTGCGTGTGTCACCCAGATTAGAAACTGATGGGTGGATTGTTTACGGTGAAGACGTTACTAAACACGTTATACAACAAAAATTTAGAGATCTATTCGTTAGTGATACAGATGCTATGTTTGCAGAATTATGTTCTGCATACCCTTTCAAAGTAGAATCCCCTACACGTGGTGTAAGGGTTCTACACGCAAAGGATCCAAAGGCAGCTAGCAATAAAAAAGCTAGAAATAAATATAAAAAGATTGTAAGTAATAAACCGCATTTGCATAGTCATGTTATGCATTGCTTAAAGATGCAGCTTTCTCACGAAGGTGACAACTTAGGTTATTTACAAAATTTTGAAACTTGGATAAATAATCATACGTGGGAAAAGTATGAAGATATGAACATAAAAGACATTAACGATGACAGAAGAATCACAAGACAGCTCTGAATTATTCAAAGGCAGAGGTTTTCAAAGAATAGACAAGGCAGTTAATCAATCATTAAGCATTGTAAAAAATGCTATGAACGGTAAGCGTAATGTATACCCTACTAAGTGGCCAAGACTTAATAAAAATTTATTAGGTGGTTTACAAGGTGGGAAGATGTATGTTATTGCAGGCCGTCCTGGTGTTGGTAAATCTGCATTTAGTAATCAATTAGTATTTGATTTATTAGATGCAAATACAAACAAAGATATGGTAGTACTGTATTGGAGTTTTGAGATGCCAGGTTACCAACAAGTTATGCGTAGTGCATCTAAAAGTGTAAATAAACAATTAGGTGATCTTTTGTCTGTAGAGGCAAGATTAAAAGACGAAGAGTTTAAAGATTATGCTGACTCTGTACAGAAATTTAATAAATATCCTGTTTTCTTTAATAATATTCCTAGAACTATGGATTTTATTAAAGCAACAAATGAACAGGTATTTATGAAATCTCCAGGTGCAAGAGTAGTTAATGTATTTGACCACTCTAGATTAATAAAAGGCCAAAATGAACATTCAGAACTACAAAAACTAAATGAAATATCTAAAGGTTGCATGTGGATGCAATCTAAAATGGAGGTTATTAATATCTTATTATCACAACTAAACAGAAATATAGAACAAGAGCATAGAGCTAAAAATCAATACCAGCCACTCTTGACAGATCTATTTGGTGGTGACAGCATTGGTCAAGATGCCCATGTTGTAATGATATTAAACAGACCATTTGATATTTATGGTATAACAAAAACATACTGTAATGAGGAACCACAAGGGTTATTAGCATGTCATATAGAAAAGAACCGTGATGGTTTACTTGGTATGATACCTTATGAAGCAGATATGTCAACATTTACAATTAAAGAACGCAAAAAATAATATATATATGGAATTACCTAAAAACAAGGTTGGTGCTTTACGTAAGTCACCTAAGAACATGGTCATTTATGGCCCGCCTAAAATAGGCAAAACAACTGCATTAAGCAAGTTGGAAGATTGTTTAATTATTGATTTAGAAGAAGGATCAGATATGATAGAAGCTTTAAAATTAAAAGCTAATAATCTAGGAGATCTTGCTGAAATTGGTAAGAAAATAATGCAAAACAAAAAACCATACAAGTATGTAGCTATAGATACAGTTACAAAACTTGAGGAATGGTGTGAAATAGAAGGCAAGAAGATCTATCAACTTACCCCTATGGGTAAAAACTTTGATAAAGATCAGAAAGGCATTTCAGTTTTATCTCTTCCTAATGGTGCTGGCTATCTATACTTAAGAATAGCATTCAAAAGATGGATAGAAAGGTTAAACAAATTAGCAGATCACGTGATATTAGTTGGTCATCTCAAAGATAAGATGTTAGATAAGAAAGGAAAAGAAGTTTCTTCTAAAGATCTTGACTTAACAGGGAAGATTAAACAAATAACATGCGCTAACGCTGATGCTATTGGTTATATTTATAGAGAAGGTGATACTACTATGGTATCTTTTAATTCTATGGATGATATAACTGCAGGATCGCGCTGTGATCATCTCAAGGGCCAAGAAATGGAACTTGATTGGAGTAAAATATTTATTGATTAATTTAAAAACACATTTAAAATGGTAGAAACGAGAATAAACCCAACAACGGGAACTACTGAACAGGTGCAAAGCACGACTCCTGAAGTTATTACTACATCAATGATCATAACAGATCTAGAAAATGGTATTGACAGAACAGGTATAAAAGCTAAATACAGTTTAGAAGCATGGGAAGTTAAACAAATGTTTGATCACCCTGTACTAAAAGGTAAGAAAGCTAAACGAGTTAAAAAATTATCTTTTAGTTTTGTAGACGACACAGTTAATACTGATGTATTACCTGGACAAACTAACTTAGTTGATCAAATAGCTGAAGAAAATGCAGAAAATTTAGAAGCTATTAATGATGCTAAAACAGAGGAAGAAGTCTTTTACAAAGAAGAAGATAAGCACAATGAGTCACTAGAGTCTCAAGCAGACGATTGGGCTAATGAACACAAATATTAATATTAAAAAATTTATAAAATGGCTATAACAAGCAACAATTCAAACCAAGAGGTCATGGGTAGCATTAAAAGTTATTCAGGACTTTCAAATTTTAATGTAGTAGCAGTAAATCCTACAATGCAGGAACTACACGCTATGGACATTAAAGTAAAACAAGAACCAAATTATTTCTTAGAACTAAATGGTGAAGACTATTTTAAAGTTGTATTTTGGGTTAAGAACGAAGATCTAACTACTAGAATGGAGGTCTTAATGCAAAATAAAACAAGAACTAGTAAAACTGGTAAATTTCAATGGTTAAACTCTGTAGGTCAATCTACATGGTCAGAAGGTAATCCTTCTTATGACTGGTGGCAAAAACCTGAGACATCAAGAAAAGCTTTTGGTGGTGAGGAAACTTTAATTAACTTTGTTAAAGCATGGGCTAATGTAGCACCAGGTGGAGACGTATACTTTGAAACTATTGATAAAATAGTACAAGGGAATGTAACAGAGTTAAAAGAACTAGTAAAAATACTAGCAGGAAACCAAGTTCGATTATTAGTAGGGGTAAAAGATGGTAAATATCAACAAGTTTATACTAAGATATTTGGCAGAATCAAACCACAAAGAGATGATTTATTTGTTAAATCATTAAACGATGAGTATGGATCATTTAACGCAGAGTTTGCTACTGACCTTCAATGGGGTGAGTTTAAACCTGAGTTAGCTGTAGTAACTCCTGACTCTGATGGTGGTGATGACCCATTTTCATCTAATGATGAGAATAAAGACTGGGTTTAATTAATTAATTAGGGGGAGCTAACAGTAAAAAGTTTACGCCTTGGGGGCGGGCTCCCTTTAATTTTAACACACACAGCTTATGATAACATCGAGACCAAGTAATGATATATTACACACAGACACAATATTAGAAAAAATAACAGAGTTTGACATATTTAGATACTACTGTTCTGTATTTAGAGAACTTAATAAGAAATTTTGCAGCGAGCTGAGAGAGGATAAAAAACCTTCAGCGTCTGTAGTTAATTATAATGGTAATCTACTATACAAAGATTTTGGACATCCTGAGCATACATTTAATTGTTTTGGATATGTTCAATTTAAATATGGAGTAACATTTACTGAAGCTTTAATTCAAATTAGCAATGATTTTAATTTAAAACTAGTAAGTTCAAATGGAGTAGTGCGATCCAAGGTTCCTACACTTTATGGTAATCAACATGTTGACAAGAAAGTCACTATTATTAAAATAAAGAGTAGAAATTGGAATTTTTCAGATGCACGATTTTGGAAGCCTTTTGGTATAAGTAAGAAAATTTTAACTATCTTTGCAGTTAAGCCTATCTCATACTATTGGATAAATGAAAATAGATTCAAAGCTAAAACTCCTACTTATGCTTTTAGGTTTAACAATAAATTTAAAATTTACGCTCCTTATGAAACAAACAATAAATGGTTTAGTAACACTAATAAAAACATCGTTCAAGGCTATGATCAACTTCCTGATAAAGGTAATGTCTTATATATTACATCTTCCCTTAAAGATGTTATGTGTTTGCACGCAATGCAATTGCGAGGGATTGCTCTGCAGTCAGAAATGCAAGTACCCAGCAAGTTGCAAATGCAATTGTTGCAAGAAAGATTCAAAAAAATAGTTATTTTTTACGACAATGATACTCCTGGACAGTCTATGGCTGCTAAAATATGCAGTGAGTATAATTTAGATAATCTTTACATTCCAAATGATTGGGGTGCTAAAGATGTATCTGATGCTGTTGCTTTACACGGGTTTGATAAAGCAAAACAATTTATATATGAGATTTAAAAGAAGAAAAGGAAAAGCAAAAATAAGATCTAAACCTACTGAACTAGATGGTATAAAATTTAGATCTAAATTAGAAGCATTTACTTATAGAAAACTAAAAGAAAACAAAATTAAACACGAATACGAAAGTGAAAAATTTGTTTTGCATGAAGGATTCTATTTTACTTCTGATTCTTATGAACAATCAACAACAGGTTATAGAAATAGAGGAAAAGAAAAAGTTAGAGCAATTACATATTTGCCAGACTTTTTATCTCCAGCTATTAACCACAAACGCAAATGGATAATTGAATGCAAAGGTTTTGCTAATGACAGATTTCCTATGAAATGGAAAATGTTTAAAAAATATCTGCACGATAACAATCCTAATTGTGTCTTATTTGTACCTAAAAATCAAAAACAGGTACTAGAAACTATAGAAATAATTAAAAATTTATGACATGAATCAAATGGAGAATGTAACTCCAATCCATGAATGGGTTGATGGGTTACAGCCAGGCGATTTAATTAGAGTGTCTTACGGATCAGGCTGTCATTATACAGGACTGTTTAGAGATCGTAGGTTAAAAACTAATGGGGCTATATTATATTATTATGATATGCCTAGCCCTATGATTACAAACTCTAATAACGATTGCTGGCATACAAAAAGGCTAGAGGAAAAACTTCCTACAGTCTCGTATATCTACGGATATATGTATAAAGATAGGATACATCCTACACAAGAATGGATGTTGACTAAAGTTCAAAAAAAGTATTATAACAAATTAAAAGAATTTATAAAATGAGTATTAAAACAATTGATCGCGACATCCAAAGTGGACAAGAGGGTGTTAAGAAGAAAATCAACAAAGGTGCTGAAAAACTAGTCTTTGACATTCTTCAGGCATCTCAGTACTCCCAGCCAATTCCATCAACAGTTAGAGAGTTAACTACAAATGCATGTGACTCTCAACGTGAGAAGGAAATGGCCATAGAGATACTAAGAGGTACAAAGAAAGCAGAAGACTACTATATTCAGCGAGAAGGAGAAGCTTACACAGATAGTAACTTTGATCTTTCATATTATAATTTGTCACATCTAAATACAGGATCAAAAACAGTTCACCTTAAATACAAAGAAAATGAAGGCACAGGTTTTTGTGATAAGTTTAGTGTTACAGATTTTGGTGTGGGTATAGGAGATAGAAGGTTAGAAGGGGTTCTAGAACTAGGTTATTCTACGAAAAGAAATACTAGTGAGAACTTTGGCGCATTTGGTTTGGGTGCAAAAGTCGCACTCTCAACAGGCGTTGATTTCTATACTATAGAAACTGCACATAATGGTAAAAGGTTTAAATGTAACTGTTACAACTACAAAACAGATTTTATTATACCTAAGTTTAATTTAACAACTGGTAAAGAAAATCCGTTTGTAACATTTTCAGATGGAACTAAAGTTTATTATGAACCAACAGATGGTGCAAACTTTACTACAGTAAGTTTTGGAGTAAAAAGGCACAATCGTTCTAGATTTAGAGATGCTGTAGAAGAACAGTTGCTTTATATAGATAATGTTGTGTTTGAGGTAGAAGATGAAGCAGGTGATATAGAAAATGTAGAATTTCATGCTAATGTATTACATAATTCTAAAAATCTTATTGTTTCTGACAGTTATGTATTTAGTAGACCACATATTATGATTGTAAAAGATGAAAATGCTTCTACAGGTATTAACTATGGTCATATTAACTTTAGAGAACTAGAAATGGAGGGCCTTTATGGTGCTGTTGCATTTAAATGTCCTATGAGACAAGTAATGAGAGATCCAGACACTGGTGAAGAGATTGTTCTTCAAGAAGGTGTGGACGTTACTCCGTCTCGTGAGAAAGTTATATGGAATGAATCTACTAAAGACTATGTACAAAATTTAATTAAGCAAGCTGCTTTTGAAGCTACTGAATTAGTTCAAGATAAGCTTGATGAGAGTGATTTTGTTAAATGGATTTACAAATGTAAAAATGTAATGCATCATAGTAAGTTTGATACGGACGACACAAAAGATTTAGTTCTTAGTAAAATGGCTAATATTATTGACAAAGATATGTTGTCTCCATACTTTCCTGGTAATAAAGATATTAAGTTTGGTACTCTTCAAAAAGTGTTTGGTAAAAAAACCAACATTAAGAAGATTACTATAGAAAGAGATTGGAATACCAAGAAAGAAACTGTTAAAAGACAAGATCTTGAGTCTTGGGAACAGTTTGGTTACGACAGTAATAAAATCTATATTAAAGGATTAGAAACTCAATTTCATTGGCATAATGATTCTTATGTGTTAAAACAACTACAAATTGGTGATGCTATGTATGTTGTTACAGAAACTGATGGTACAGATACTGAACGTATTGCTGCTATAGGTAACATTGCTGATGACAATGAACGTGCAAGGCAAATGAAGTTTTATCAAAAAGATAAAAAACATGTTCAAGATGCTATGGCGGAACTTAGAAATTCAGAAGCTATTTCATATTATGAAGATATTGAGGTAGACGAAGAGTGGTTGGCTGAATATAAGAAAACAGCTAAGCAAAGAGAAGAAGTTGCGGCAATGTCTTATATGAGCCCAGAAGAAAGACGTAAGATACAAGAACGTATGGTAGCATATACTTTACGTGAATGTATTAAATACAAAAACTCTTCTACTGCTAGCCCAACAGGCTATATATGGGATAAAGTAGAACCTAGAACGTCTGATCTTATGAATACAGAAACTGTTACATATTATGGCACTAAAGAAGATGAAGATGCTTTAATATTAGCAGCTAATATTCTTAAGCGTCAGAATCCTACGCACAATGAAGTATGGCCAAACAGGCGTAATCAATATGATGAGCAAAATGATAGACCTGTTTATTTTTGGGAATATCCTCCTACTAGAAGTTACTCTGGTGATGAGCCTCAAGAAGGTTATTTAGATAAACCAAACTTAGAATGGGATAGACCACAGCTTATTAGAGTTAACTCTAAAGTAGCTAAACACATGGCAACTAATCCTAATTGTAGGCATATTGATGAGTTCTTTTACACGGCTACTGATACTAATCATTTTAGTGTAAATCTTGCTATTGTTAGATGGTATACAGGTTATTCTATGAGACTTGAAAATGACAAGTTTATGGGTAATATGAAAGCTATTAACAAAGAGATGTATGAAAACTATGAAGAAATTCAAGAGTATATTTCATCTACAACAGGATTTTACTCAATAGAAAACTACTTGGAGAAACCTCAGATGAAGATGTTTAAGAAAATGATAGAATTTAATGCATTTCTTGACTCTCTTAATCAAGATGATCCAAATGCTGTTAAAACTAAAGCTAGAGAACTTTTTGTATTTACAGACGTAACATGTAACAATGTTGTAGACAAGGATGTAATTATAGCTTTTGAGGATTTGCTATTGTATTTAGAACCTATTGCTTTATTTTTAAATTCTATTGAAGATATACAGAATAAAATAGAAGATAATGATACAGGTAATGAATACTCTAAACAGCTTAACGAGTATCTCAAATTTAAACAAAGATTGGGTTGGAAACCACCCATCAATTTATTAACTTTAAACAAAAATAATTAATTATGATTTCAATAAATGTTATCGATGACAAGATCTCAGGATCTTATGGTGATAAGACATTTTGTATAGACTTTAATAAAGAAGTCTATACAAAAATGTTAGAATTAGCAGAAAAAGCTAATACTGCAGTCACAATGGAGGATTATAAAACTGTGTTAGAGCAGTTTGAACCTCTTACAGTTCAAGATTATACTAAAACTGTTCAAGATAAGTGTGAACACATCCATGTAAACAAAAGTACAGGTGAGTTTTTCTTACAACACAATGGTGTAGTATCATCTATACCTATGCCTGAAGCATTGGTAGAAAGAATTTATGAGTCTATGGACAAAGGATTAGATTTTATGCCACTAATTAAAATGTGGACTAGGTGGTTAAGAAACCCTGTTCTTCGTACTAAGATGAAGAAAGGATGGGGTAAAGAGTTTTGTGAAAGATTCTTTAATTACATTAATCTTAAATATGTGCACCCAGTTCTTAAGAAAGAACTAATGGAAGAGCACGGTTTAAGTGAAGAAGTTGCAGAAAGAAGAGCTACTATGTATCAAATGAAAATAACCAAAGAAGGTTTACTAAATGGTTACAAAGTATCTACTGAGATTCTAACTAAATTTAAACAAGATGAAGACGGTGAAGTTCAAGAAGTGCCAAGGTACAAAAGAACATTTAACGTTGACACTGGTGAAATTGAGTCAGAAGGATTACCAGAACATGTAGAAGACAGATTGTTTCAACCTGCTATTATGGGAACAAGCGGTGATGCTTTCTACTGTGAAGGCAGTAACGGTTATGCTACACCACAACATTTTATAAAAGTTGGTTGTACTCATAGACTGGCTAGTTGGGATTTGGTTAACACTAATGATAGACATTCGTGTGTTCCAGGTCTTCACTTTGGTGGTTTAGAATACATTAGTTCTATAACTGGTGAGATACACAACATTTTTGTAGATCCAATGCATATTGGTGCAGTACCTGATGATGAAACAGGTGCAGCTAGATGTCTTCAATATTTTGTACACTCTTCTTTAGCAGGTGTAAATGGTTCTATATATCATAGTTCTACTTATGCAGCTAAAACTGATGAACAGTGGGCTGAAATGCGCGCTAAAATTGTAGAAGAATACGATGCTTCTACTATAAAGAGTGGTAAAGAGGTTGGTGAGTTAACTAACCTTTAAATATTAATATAATAGAGTATATACTTAGACTGTTTAAAAATTAAGGTCTTTTCCGCAGTGTAAGTATATACTTTATTATTAAATTTAAAGATATGGAAGAACTAGATATATTGCAAATTCCAGACGATGGACCAGTTGCACTAATCGATGCAGACAGTTTGTTATATTACGAAATGGGTAAGCCAACATTAGAAGAGGCTATTCAAGGTATAAATAATAGATTGCTTCACATGCTAGCAATGTGCGGAACTAGTAAGTACGCAGGATTTTTAACTTTATCAAGATGTTTTAGATATCAAGTTGCAGAAACTAAGGCTTATAAACATAACAGAAAAGGAGGTTCTAAACCTATTATCTTTTATGCTTTAAGAGAGTATCTTCAACAAGAGTGGAAAATGGAGGCTGTTAGAGGCCTAGAAGCGGACGATCTTGTTGCAGTGCATGCTAAACCTAGTGGAACCATTATTTGTAGCCCAGATAAAGACGTTCTTTATCAAGTAGCAGGTAAACATTTTAATTTTAGGACTAATGAATTTATAAAAACTTCAAAACTAGAAGCTAATAAATTTCTTTGGAAACAAACATTAATGGGTGATGCTACAGATGGTATAGAAGGAATTCCTAAAGTGGGACCTAAAACTGCAGATAATTTATTAAAGAAAGTAACAAAAGGATTTGAAAAGATAGTAATAGAAAAATATGTTGAAAAATTTGGATATTACGAAGGAGTTTGTAAGTTTGCTGAGACATTCAAGCTTGTACATATATTAAAAACATATGAACAAGTAGAAAATGCAATAGGACTAGACTTATCAGGATCTCTTCAAGTTCATGATATTAAACATTTAAATATTAGTTATGGTTAAATGTGAAACTGTTTTATTTAATCCTCTGAATGCGAGGACTGTACGACTTACGGGTGGTACAAAAACTATTAACCCCCATGTTTTTGATGCGGAGATAGTCTCTCTAGAAATGCCTACTGACGTAGTGATTTCCACAGGAGAGACTATTTCTATCAAAAATAGAAAGTATAAAGTTAATTTTATAGATAAACTTTATAAGGGTAATGTTTTGATCTATGATTTGCATGTAGCAAAGCCTAACAAATCAAACATATTTATATTACCAATGTTAAGCGGAGAAAGGAATTTGTATTTTTA